TGCTCTGTTTACAACCCTACTTATTACTGAGTCATATATTTTTTGGTCTTGAGGCTCAAGATTTGAAATTAACTGACGCAGTTGTGCAGAATCATTAACAAATTGCGTATCAGGCTTGAAAGACAAACTAGGAATAAGATTATCGTAAGCCTTTGTTAGCTTTCCATGAACCTCTTTCATTCCTGGAAAACCAACGACACCACTTGATTTTTCTCCAATCGGAGTCAATGCCCTGTTATATGCAGCAGTTTGAAACTGATCTAACCCTTTACGTCTTGAAGCTGTGATTGCATCGCCAAGTAAAGGAAGGCTCATTGCCTTGTCTTCAATACCTTTAGCAGTAGGCCCGAAAGACTGCCCAATGGTCGGTGTAATCCCTTCTTTGCGTAATAGTGCAAGATTAGGATTTACGTTAGGTTTGACTACCCTAGCAGCGCCACCAGTCAAAGGCGCGCCAATAACTCCACCAAGTCCACTAATAGCCGCTTGTTCGCCTCTTGATGCGTTGCCATATACAGGCGCAGCAGCGCCCATTGTTGAGCCTCCTGCACCGCCCGCAACCATACGCATAGGCAAAGAAGCCCCAGGCGGCATCTTGGTTAATGCTGTTATACCTAGATTGACAGGATTAACAATGTTCCCACCAAGGCGAGGCCAATCAACACCTTCAGACCCTCTAGCCTGTTGGTAATTTAACTCGTTTTGCTGCAATTCTGCTTTCTTGTTCTTTGCCCATGTAGGAGCCAACAAGTTAGCAATCTCTGTTTCTGCGCCTAATTGCTGCAAGCCAGAAATAGGATCATTTACGAAACCACGATAGAAACCACTTGGTTTTTCAAAGTTACCTGTAGCACCAGCCCCCCACTTACCTGTTGCTCCGGTAGTTCGTGCTGGACTTCTTCCACCGTCCAAAGCGGTAACATTCTTACCAAAGTCCTGTTTAGCCCTTGCTTGAATAGACTCAGGCGTCACGTCATCAGGCGCATTCTGATAGACATGCGTTGAACCATCATCGAAAGTCACAGTAATGTTTCTCATCACCAATTACTCACTGAAGGTTGTCCGGGTTTTTTAGGTAACTGGTCAACAGTCTTAGGCTTTGGCTGTCCAGGTCTTGTTAAAGCGCCAGGCAAATTAACACTAGGCACATAATATTTATATGAAGCAGCCGCTGTTGGGTCGTCTTTCATTATCCCCAAAAGGTTTTGATGCTTTTCCCATTGCCTACCTGCTAAACGCTGAGAAATATCAACAACAGTTTGCAACTCATCTACGGTCATTTCCTCAATATTGCCAGACCTTGCGCGTTCAAGAAGTTTTGTTTCTCCTTCAGTAATCTGTCCTTGTCCTTTTAATGAAGCGCGAGAATCAAGAGTAAGACCTGCAAGACTTTGAATTGTTGAGCGTGTGTCTTCAAGTTGTTGAGTATCACCAAAACCAACCAGGTTTTTAAGTTGCGCCCATTTCAATCTTACACCAGCGGCAGGGCCAGCAATTACCAGTCCTCTATTTAGAGCTTCTCTGGCACGATTTGCGTTATTCATCGTTTCAGATGCACCTTCAGCCATCGCTAAAGATGATTCAGCACGATCCCCAATAGGTTTAGCCAGACTGGCTGCCGCTTCCTTCGCTCCAGGAATTACGTTTTGAACATTTACATTAACACCTGATTTCTCTGTTTTTTGTTTAAGATACTGACCAAGTGGAACACCAATAGCTTCAGCTATAGCCTTTTCTTTAGCCAATTCATCACGAGCTGCTTTAGAACCTTTGCGAGTAGATTTAATATACTCATCTACCTGTTTCATCAAATGATCTGATGCGGCTTTAGGATTTGCCTTGGCTTGAGATAAAAACACCTTCTTGATAGATTCACTCCATCCTAATTCCTTAGCAAGTTCATCTAACGGCGTTTTAGGAGGCGCTGGATTTACTTCAATGTCATTCGCGCTGAAAGAGTAATCAGGCAACTTTCCTACTGGCTCAGTGCTAAGTTCAGGTAACGGTTTAATCGAACCTGCAAAGTCAGTCTGTGGTTGAATAGGGCGCGCAACAGGACTCGTCTGAGCTACAGGATTAGCAGAAATTCCAGCAAATCTAACTAGATCATTAGGCAAGTTGTCAGGGTCTAACCCTACTGTCTTTAGAAAGTATTTGTTCGTTTCAGCGTCTTGCTTATCTTCAAGAATTTTAGCTTCACGTTCAGCCTTTTTATCCCTTGCAGTCTCAAGATTGGATTCTACTTGCTGCCCATATAACTGTTGCTGCATTTGCTTCATACGATTAGCAGGGCCAGCCGCTAGATTCTCTTGGTAGCCTTGTAAGCCTTGCTGAAGTCCAGCACCGATAGCCGGTAACGCTTGCCCATAGTTACCCTTGTTGTTCGCCAGAATCCCTACACCAGCCTGCATAAGCGCCATGTTAAAGGCTTTCTTACGCTCTTCGTCTGTAGGGTCGTAAATGCTGGTAGGTGAGTTAGGATTGAAGTTAGGTGTGCGCGGGGAAAACATCCCTGCCAGATTGTCTAGAAAGCCCATGATGTTTTCCCTTTCACCTTAACCGAAACGGCTAGGACGCAGAATCCCGCGTTGTTGCGGTTGTTGCATCATGCTTGCCATTGACTGCACTTGACGAGGTTGCTGTGGCGGCATCTGAGGCGCTTGCATGGGCATCTGCTGTTGCGGTTGATTCATTAGCATCTTGCCGCCTTGGATCATGGCTTGTGAAGGCTTGACGTTACCCAATAGACCTCCTGCACCATTCATGGCACCCTGTAGTCCTGTGGTAGCACCTTGCCATCCCATTCCACCAGTAAGCCCTAACCCTGCCTCCTGAGCGCCTAGCATAGCCGCTTGGCTACCAGCACTACCAGCAGCACTACCAGCACCGCCTAAGCCGCCCATCATCGGGCCTAGTGCAGCGCCACCCAATCCACCCAATAAAGCGCCTTTAAGCGGGTCGTTCTTGTTCATCACCGCGCCACCTGTAGCCCCAATCGCTGAAGCAATTAACATAGGTTCCATGCCAGACATAATTATTCTCCTTAACTACTCAACAGGCCATAACCAGCCAAACCAGCGCCAGCCAGATTAGCTAGAGAACTAGATTGATTAGGATTAGGGGCGGTTGACAAGGTAGAGCCTTGATTCCCGGTTGCCATCCCAATCGTATTGCCCAAAATATCCAACTGCTGAAGCGGATAATTACGCTGCTCTAGCCAATCGTTATAGGCTTGCGTCATTTGATCTTGAGTAAGTTGGCGTGTAGTGTCACCAATACCAAGCATTGCATTCAGATCGTTGTAATCAGCCTGACCGTAATTAAGCGCCTGACCAGCCGCACCCATCTGGTTTTGACGTTCATTAGCGTAATTCTGTCCGTACATCTGAGCGCCAATTCCACCCAGACCTTTAGCCATCGTCTCTTGATGGGCAGTAGAACCAAACGCACCTGGATTGTTGAACTGAGAATTAAGTCGTCCTTGAGCCTGACCCATTGCAGCATCTACGTTTTGACGCAACCAAGGGTTAGAGTCTGGACTCAGGTAATCCCCTCGAAGGGTATTTGTCAGCATACTTTGACCAGTATTGACAGCTTGATTACCTTGAGTAGCCCGGTTCATCGTTCCGGTCATTCCTTGAAGTTGCTCAGGAGAGAAACCAGCCAAACGATTACCTGAATAAGCCTCATAAGGTCGCTCAGATACAGCAGCACCTTTCGACATTAGACTCTCTGAATAAGGTTTAGCCCATTCAGGCAACTCGTTTTTTACTGTCGTTGTAGTCGTGCTAGGTTGAGAGCCACCGGACATATTAAACCTCCAATTCGTAATTGATACTTCTTACTTTATACCCGCTGCGTCGTTCCCAACGTCTAGGACTATTAAAAGTAATCGTCTTTGCACCTACATTATCGGCTATCTTTCTCAAATTTCCATGCAATTCTTCTGCTAAATCTTCATTAGTCTGATGATAAGCAACCCATATATGAAGTATTGATTCATTCGTAAATTCATTCTTGTAATGCTTCAATACCAGAAACCCATTATCAATAAGGAATAGTTGAGCATTGTTAGACTTAATCGCATGGTAAATATCTTCAGGAATCCACTTCTCATTAGTTCTTTCCAGAACTACATCTAATCCGTTCCTTACCGCAAACCAAATGGAATGAATGTCTGAAGGGTTTACGTATTCAAATATCATGGCTTGCTAGTTCCAACATCTGTTATTGTTAAAGCGCCAGCATTAGTAACTTGCACTCTCCAATAATGCCCGTCAGGGCTTTTCAATACCAAACCTGAATCACTGTCATCAATAATTACATCATCAGTCGTATCAATTCCAGACCCCCACCTATTGCCATTTCCGCCATTCCCGCCTGCGTCTATGCCTGAATACGCTTCAATAAGGTTATTCAATGAAGTTGCTAATTCCCTCCACAATACTCCCAACTCTCTAGATAACTGAGTAAGTTCAACAGGGAATTTCGGGTTGTTTCTTATCTTCATTCTTTACCTGCGTTCTTTGCTTCTACATCCAAAGAATTTAATTCTACGTCACCAGTAAAACTAATTTTTCCTCTGTGCCATCTTGCTGTCCTTATATAGTCAAACTTACCGTTTTCTTCTGTAGTCGTGAAATCAGTTGTTAATTCAGAACCTAATTGATCTCGATAATAATTGACCATTGATGCCGAAGTCGGTGTTTTTGTATATCTAGGTCTTACCCTACGAACAGTAGATTTAACGCCATCAATCCCAAAATCATTGGGTGTTAAGCTAGAACTTAAACTAACACCGTTTAACGTGTTTACCGTGTGACTTGTGTTAAATATTGCAGGGATAGGCGTCTCAGTCGATATTTCAAGTGCGCCATAAGAAAGACTAGAAAACGCAGAATAAAGCGGATAGGAAACCAACAATTCTGCGTATGTCCTGCCACCTGTAGAATATTCAGTTGCAGCCTCTACAGATAAAACACCTTTACCCCAACGATTTGTTTTGTAGTGAAATGCTACATATTCATTTGGAACCGTCGATGTCGTAGCAGGAAAGAACCAGTAAATAATAGAATTAGTTCTATCATGCACACCTACTGTTTTATGTCGATATAGGTTATTGCATCGTTTATTGAACCATTCTTTTATCTGTACACTAATAGGCGCGACGGTAGCAGTGTCAAATCCATAAAAATCATCAGACCCCAAGAAATAGTGCATTGTTCCTACTTTAATAATGCTCTCTTGGTTTACAGAACCGATAATGTCAGAGACTAACGAGAAGTCCCAAATATTACCTCCTGAACCAGTGTATCTTGCTAGATACATTGAATTCTTTTTGTAATAGATAGCGTAGTCAGCTAGTCTCTTCAGCCCTGTAATAGCACCAGGCGTGTCTAAAAGCCTTCCGTAAACACATTGGGTATCTACGCTTGCAGTCCAGTCTGTGTAGTCACCAATAGCAGAGCATCCCCATCCATCAACTATGTCTGTTCCGCCAGTTTCATAGTTACCAATCATTATAAATTGACCAACAGCCTCAACTACTGAACACTCAGGCATGGCAGTTAAATCAGAAAAATCTGTATCGGTTCCGTGTATATATTTCTGTGGCGTGTCGATATTGTTTACCGCTAAAGTCAGATTTCCTTGTTGGGCAAAACACCATCTTGTCGTGGCAATAGCGGTATAGTCCGAAGCCCTACTTACATCCGTCCATGTCGTGGCGCTACCTTTGTATAGCTTCGTAGCTGTTCCAGCGAACAGAACATTAGTACCGCTTAGAATGGTGACAAATCCAGCCCCTAAACACTCAGCAGCTAAAGCTGAAACACCAGGACTAACATTAGATGGAGTACCTTTGTATCCCTTCATCGAAGGAATCATGTTTTCAACGTCAACAAGTGTCCCTTGTTCCGTTTCGTCTGAGTCTGGCGACCACTCTCTAAGTTTGACTAACATTTACGCTACCCTCACCCACATTGACTGAGTGAATTTACGATCAGCGTCGAGAACTTTGATTCGACTGATTACTTCATTGAACATAGCCACATATTTACTGGCTTGTTCGTCGTCTTGAGCGTATTTGAAAGCCTCTGAGACTGCTCCATAAAGGTAGGCTTCTGGATGTGTTTCTAGTATCCAATTAGACGTATTTGTATCAGACAAGGCAGAAATCTTGGCGTAGTAAATAACCTCGATTGAATCAGACGAAACAGATTGAAGTCGGATTTGATTTCCTTCAATCGTGTAGTAATTCAGGTCTGTGCTGTTGTCATCAAGCCTATCCATCTCGATAGGTGTGATGTATTGAAGTTCTCGAACAGGCGAGGAATTAAGCTGAATCGCTCTGATTGAAATACTATCAGTAGGGAACGAAATGTATTCAGACGACGCGGATAGAGTTACCCTTGTTTCTTGCTGGCTTACTTGTAATTCTCGATTAAGTCTAGACTCAGTTAAATCAATGAAGTCATCAATAACAGAATCGAGATCGCTTCGATGCGTCCAGTTCTCTATGGCTGTTTTGAGTGTTGCGTAGGTGTCGATTGCCATACTTTTTCTATTGCCTCCAGCCAGAGCCTAGCAATAGCGCCAGGCGAATATCTATTGCGGATATAGTCCTGACAGTCCCGAATACGCTTGATAATCTCAGCCGGGTTGCTGCGTTTGAAAGAGTCTAACCCGCGCTTTATGT